AGAGTTACCTCATCGCCCTCACTCATACCAGAACCTAATCCGTGGAAGTTGGTCTCCAAAGAGATTACATCTTCAACAGAGTGGCTTGGAATTTCAAGGTGAGCATTCGGCAGATTTATTTCGAAACGAGGTTTCGTTGCATCTGTGCCGCCTACTTTCAAGGTAATCGCAAATTTGTTAATAACAGTATTAGTGTCAGAAACTAAGTCTGCAAACAAGTCCCGGCTTCTATTAGTAGCCGCATCTGAGCTTGCCAAGTAACAAGTAGCACTGCCTGTGACAGTACGTGTTCCTGTAACGTGCTCGATTGGTTGGTTAACCTTACCAAGTTCCTCAGGAGTCAAGTAGTTAATATTATTACTAATAGTAACATTTCCACCTGTAATAGCAACTGAGTACGCAGTTTGATACTGAGTATCTGCAGTACCTGCTTTAGTAAACCTAGTACCATCTTGAAACGCAGTCTCTGGCGCCAAAGTAAGCTGTGTGAGTCGATTACGAATAAAGTTACCTGTGTTGGTAGTTCCTTCATCAATAACTGACCACCAGTTGTTACCAGCAGTTGGGTTAATATAGAAACGGTCACTATCATTAGTGTCGATCCATATCGCTCCTGCTCCGTGACTTCCAGATACGGGAGAAGTATTATCTGCATGGTACTTACCAGCAGTAATAGTATTAGTATCATCTGCGTCTTCTTCTACTTCTGTAATTTGACCCGCCATACCAGACCAGTTAATTGTTGCAATACCATCAATATCAAAATCAATGGCTGCTTCATTAACAACAGCGTCTTTCAGCTTGTAGATCAAACGACCGGCAGTTCTATCACTAAATACATAGTATAAGTTAAATGTACCTAAAGATGCTCTACTAGAGTCGAAAAAGTTAATATCCAAAGAACTTCCTGCTACACCCGCTGCACCAGTATCTGCACTAGTTGAAGTTACAGTAAGAGTAACGTTATCTGCAGTAGTTGAACCACCGAGGGCCGCTCCTGTAATAGTAATAACGTCACCTGTTACAAAGCCTGTTCCTCTTTCAGAAATAGTTGCAGTTACATCTGCGTCAGTGCCATCATCAGTAAGAGTAACACTTACTACACAGTTAGCACCATTAGTACTATTAGTACTGGCACCTGTTGTGCTTCCTCCAAGAGTACTATTACTAACAGTAAAGACATAAGGAGTAGCACTTGCTGTACCTCCGTTACCCTCTACTAACCCACCAAGGGTCAAGTTACTAATTGCACCACCGGCAGCAGGGGAACCAAATCTTCCTGTAGTTCCTGTATAGACGTTTTTACCTGCCATTGCAACCCAGAGAGCTTCTTCAACAGCATGGATGCTATTTGCAGTACTATCCGCAATACCTTTCTTCACTGAACCTGTTGTTCCGGCAGCTCCGACTCCACCTCCGTCTAAGTTGCCAGATACACCAGCAGACTTAAAGGGCCTAATGTAAGTACTGAAAGACCACTCAGCAGCAGACAAAGAGTCAGTAAACATTTTACGGCCTCTACGCGAGCGACCTGTTGAGTCCTCCATTTCGTTAAGGGTTATCTCAGAGGCATTCGTGGCCTGAGAGAAACTAAATCCATCAAGCACCGGAACAGACCAGAGATAACCATCTTTTTCCATGTAGAGTCGCGAGTCTCTACTAAAATGTAAATATTCAGCCATAGTTTATCTCCCTATGAACTTGAAAAGACGGGTCGTGAACGTTTGTTCTTGCCAGTATTTTCTTAATAACGAACTTCTATAAGTATTTCGCCTACTCCTAAAGGTTCTAGCACACCTTCATCAGTATCTATACTGATAACTGTGATCTGTTGCGTAAAAAAGACATTATTCATTTTGTCCGTATACGCCAATCTTGAATTATCTTCGATGACGGTTTCGACATCTTCCATTAACTCATTTAAAGCTTCTTGAGCATCATCTTCTTGTACATAACATCGTATTGTTACTGCTAAAAATCGATCCCGAATGCCTGCGGTTTGGTAAAGTCTTGTTTCACTTCCTGCATTTAAGTGAAGGGCCGGAAACTCCTCTACTTCATCCCAGAACTTTAATCTTGGTTCTACGTTTTCACCTACATCAGTGAGGAAAGCGCCTTGGCCATTTATAGTTTTTAACTTAGCTACAAGACCATCAATTATGCGCTTTCTTCGTGAAGCATAAACTCTTGCGGTCATTAAATTCTCCTAGTGTAAAGTCGTCCCATTGCCATTGTTGCTGCTATCTCTCTAATTGACTGATCTATCACAATTCTAGGGTCTCTTTTTGCGTCTGAGAATCTAGTTCCACTAGAGCTCTCGTATACTTGATAGGGGTCTTTCTGGTAAGTGTAGCCCACACTAGGATACCCTTTACTTGTTTGTATAACTTCTGTAACTCTAACACTTTGTGCAAATTTACCTGTTCTGGATTCAAGACCGGGGGCTCGCATGTTGTCAAGAACGGTACCAGGGAGTTTTGTATTAATTATACCTAACATATTATTTAAAGAAATTTTACTTGTTTTAGCTACGTGTTTTTTAGCTTTTGTAAGTGCTATGGGCGCCAAACCGGCTGCTTTCATTCTCCTAGGCTTGGACGCGCCACCGGGCTTTGCTGTCTTCTTCTTCTTTTTAGGGTCTACCTTTGCTGACCTAGCTCCACCCCTTATGGCAGGATCAAGTATGTTTTGTATCTGCTCCCCTATGTGCTGGGCAATTGAAGGCGAGCCTTGTAAGTTTGAAATATCAAAGCCTGCAAAAGCCGCATTAAATAAAGTAGGCGCCTTATTTGTTACTATCTCTTGAAATATCTTACCTAGTTCTTGAGACAAGGCGGTCTTAGCCCCTTGGTTTATCTTCTGGCTCTCCATAGTAAATACAACTTCACCTTTAACACCTTTGAAAGCGTCTACTATAGCGGAGGCATCTGCCCCTACATCCCAGTTAGATGTTAGGAGGTCTTTCTCTAGTTCTACCAGCTCCCTGACAGACATTTTTGCCTCATCTGTTTTTGCATCAATTTTTCTACAGACTAATATCATTGCCTTCAGAGGCTGAATACGTTTATCCTTTGGATTATGCTTTTGTATATCTTTAAGCGCCAGAGCCATTTGTCCAATCAAAATACTAAGGCTCTCATGGCCCATCTCGGTGACCTTTGCCATGTCTTTAAATAATTTACCCATTATAGGTCTGTTGCTTTCTCCAAGGTAACGATACTTGTATCTGTCCCTAGCTCCTCCCTGATTCTCTACGGTATTTGATATTCTGCTACCTTCGTCTTTTGTATAGGTTGAACCGTCAAACTCGAACTCGCCTTTGTCGTTTTTAGCACTGAACGCATACGCTATTTTAAACTGGTTATATTTTTTAGCGTAGTCGCCGTCTAACTTTAAGATATTTTTGGTAACGTCTGCCTGATCAATACCATCTCTTATAAAACTTGACAGTATTGTATTACCTTTTGTCATTTCATCTACGAGATACTGAAGACCTGCTGCGCCTCCGCCGGCAGCTTTTCTACCCTTTCTAACCTCTACTGTACGCGCATTCGCTGCCATCAGAAATTCTTGTACAAGTCTAGGACTCTTTTAATGTGGTCGGGAAATGCTACGTTGTTAGACTGACTTGAGCTACCCGCATTCTGTATACTTGCTCCTTGTATTGTTCTGCGCTCTTTATGCTCGTCCTTAACATAGTAAGTAATTAAATCAATTACTGCTAGTTTTAAGTCTGCAGGGACTGCACTATATCCGGCAGTGTAAATAATTTTAACTGCGCCAACGCCGGTTGCCCAGTTCTGATACCCTGCAGAAGTAGTTCGAAGAAGACTATCAGTATTACTATCTAAGTAGTATTGGTGAGCTGTAGTAGTAAGTACAGTATAAGAGCTACTATAGTTGCTTCTCTCCTGTACACTAGTTATTGCATTCACGGGGCTTTCAGTAAGCTGAACTATATGAGTCCCCCAATCTATGTTTAGTAATTCAGTCTTTGCAGAGCTATAAAAGTCTACAAAGCTATTTCCACAATAAGTTTTTATTAATTGACTTACAGACGGAATCGTAGTGCTTATCTTTAAATCCTCTTTCGGAGTAGATAAACCCTGCGCGTCTTTATATTCCTGTAATGTTATTAAATCAGCCATAAGTCCATTAATAAAAACTGGGGGAGAGAACTCCCCCAATTTCCATGATTACAAAAGTAATCAGTACTATTATGTGTACTCTGCTCGAATTGCAGAAGTACCAGTAACCAGCTGATTAAAGCCGAGTGACTGTGCAGCAACAATAGCCGTACGCTGACCAGCTACTTCGTAGTCAGTCTCAATGCTAACACCCTTCAAACGGGGGATAACATAGTTGCGGTGGGCAACTGCTACAGCAGCGGTCGTACCAGTAGCACGTGAGATAGCATCAGTGGCAACTACAGGAGATCCGTAAACAGATCCAACCTGACCAATAAGCTTCATCGCTGTGTCGGAACCGACCTCTGAAACGTCAGAGAAGTCTCCGTCGCTGATCAAGCTGAAGTACTCTTCATTGTTGACAATGTAGACTATATCGCTTGGGCTTCTGATACCATACTTGCCCATTTCGGACCTAAGGCTCATGAGCATAGCTGCGGTGAGAGGAACTGAACCATTGTTGTTCAAGTCCGCTACAGTAGCAGAGTCTGCGGCATAAGGACTATTAGCACCATCAGTACCTGTTCCACCTACAATACCTTTAAAGGCAGTTTGACCAACCATGAAGGCCTGATCAATAGCTCGTGCATGAGCACGTGCCAGGGCAGAAGTAATGATTGGAAGCATAGTAATTACTACTTGCTCTTCAACATCATTCGCGATATAAGTACCAGAAATCAATCGATGAGCACGTAAGATCACGTTACCAACTGAATAGTTGTTGTCCGAAGCGCCTGCTTCTTCCAACAGGTTGTTGGCAGTTTCAAGGCCGGTAGCATTCCAGTTTGCGTTCTCGGTATCTGGAGCTATTGGCATTACAGTTGAGCCAGAATTTACAGCAAGCTCACGGAAGATACCAGCAACGCGCTGCTCTTGCCTGACTTCCTCTTCGAAAGTATTTGCAACAATTACATCAATGTTAGCTGACGTAGTAGCTGATCCATAATCGACTCCGGCTTTCTCGAGTACTGATTTTGCGTAGTCAGTATCCCAGCCTTTTCGAGTAATTTTACCAAGAATGCTAGCATGTACCAGTTCTTGTTTTTGTGCATCAGTCCATTCGGATTGTCCTCGATCTGAGAACACACGCTTGGAATCACGCATCTTAGAAATCTCATCAGACCTCTCTTTAAGATCAGCTTCATGCTCACGCATAATTTGATCAATCTGAGCATCCTTCTCTGCTACTTTAGAGTCGAGGTCTTTGAGCAAACGCTCGGTACCTGATTCCATAGCAGAGATTACTGCAGATTTAACTTCTTCCTCTTGCTGGGACTTAGCTTCTGCATTTGCAGTTGCTTGGTCTTCAAGATCTTTTTGGGCAGCCACTTCTGTGGCTTTTTGCTCGGCTTGCTTCATTGCGATTTTAGCAGCAGTTTCCTCAGCTACTTTTTTAGCAAAAGCTTCCAAGTCAACGGGTTGAGTTGTCTCTTCAGACATTTGTATCTCCTTTTGGACTTGCGTCCCGTCACTAATAGTGAAAGTTTTTTTGAAATCCTCATACTCTGCCATAGAGTCAAAAGATTTCGCTAGTGAAAAAGTAGCTGACTGATTACACGGTACCGATACTACCGATACTTCAAACAACTCAGCGTCCTTTATTCTTAATCCGTCGGTTTCCTCTAAATAATCAGCGTCCTTGACTCGAAAACCAACAGAAAAGGCTCCAAGAACACCGTCTTTAACTAACTCTGCTACATCCTTAGCAGCCTTACTGATTTTCGCAGTAAGTTCCAATCCATTTTCAGTGCTCTTTAAACCAGTAGCTCTTCCAATAGGTCGGTTGTAATCGTGATTGAAAAGAATAATAGGATTCTTCTCGAAATTATTCAATCCACCTTTAGTCCATGCGTCCGCAGAAATAGAATCGCCCGCGCGATCAAAATCAGCAGTACTTGCCATGCCGCGAATCATAATGCTACCATCATCCTCGGTATGAGACTTAAAAGTAGAGGTGAGATTAAATATCTTTTCCATCTACCACCTCGCTTTCCGCTTTACTAGCGGGCTTTGCCTTATCCATTTTAACTGCAATAGTAGGCTTTACTTCTTTTTCTACGGGCTTCTCAGTTGAGATGCCACTCATAACATCACCACGATGCCACTGAGTAGTGCATTTGACCATCATAGACCATGATCCAAATATTCTTTTAATATGCTTTAAGAAGTATTGTGGCGGCCTACTAGAGTCCTCATTAAAGTCTCTAGAGTTACCAATATAACCTTTCTCAGCAAAGTACATTGCCATAGTAGCTGCCAGGGCTTTTTTCTGTTTCGATGATCCTGCCATTATTCTTCCTCTTCTTCCTCGACGGGCCTGCCGCCTTCGTCTGGATTTGCTGCGCTACCTGCGATGTTTGCAGGTATACGTACTTCTTCCCCTCCTGCTACAACTTCGTAACCTAGGGCCGTTCTGGCTTCATTGGGGGATATGATGCCCCCATTAACTAGTGAAGTATAGTAAGAGGACTGGTCTCTGAGTTCAGGCTGTAGAGCAGGAATATCAGTGATATCTTCTTTAATTGTAAAACCAAAAAATCTTTCCATACCAAAGTTGATTTTCCTAACGATAGGAAGTATAGTCTCTAAATAATATAATCGTAAATTTGGGCGAATGTTGGCATTGTTACCAGAGTCCAAAAGTATTGGAGGGACTCCGAGCGCCTTTAAAATTATCTTTTCATTTTCAGCTATGGAACTTTGAAAATCCAAATCTTTAAAATTTACATTAGATAAGGCATCAACCTCTATACCACCGTCCAGGATTAAAGGTCTACGCCCTCCTGCATCCGGCTTGTATCGTGCACCCCAAGACTGGATCATACGTTCTTTGATCTTCTCGGATAAAGTATTAGGGCTTTTAAGTACCAGCCCTGGTACTGCCCCATTCTTAAAGAAGTTATCTTGGAATTTGCGCATAGACCCCATGAGCTGCATAGTACGCAGTGCGGGACTAAGCCTAGGAACCCCCCTGTAGATTGAGTAAAAGGAATTTTCCTTTATATGTATAATCTCTTTGGGGGAATATTCTATGGTCTGAGAGAAGGTGTACTTCTCAACATAAGTATCCTTACTGGCATGTATTGTTACTTTACTGGAAGGCAGATGGTACAGATGAACACCATCGTAATAGATAAATATGTTACCATCAAGTATAAAGTCTGTTATTAGATTACGCTTGAAGGTGTTAATATCTTGAAACAGGTTAGGCTCGTGATTTAGAAGTAGATCAACCTTGGATCTTTTTATTCCTTTAATTACACCATTAAGACGGGTGTTGCCTGATATAATACTAGGTATTTCTGCGGAGTCGTCTACAATCATGTTCACTGCACGGTTTACAATTTCGAGCTCTTCATATTGTCGCTCGTAACTGACAGTAGGCTCCCTCGACGTTTCTGTCGAGACTCCCATGTATTCCTGGGCGGGGTTTAGTTTTTCCTGCACCTCCCCACCAAAAATATTATTATACCATGCCATTATGCTTTTCTCTTTGAATCTCGACCCACCGCATTTGTTTCTTTGCTGTGCCTAAACCGGGGTCTCTACCGTATACTTTGTGTAACTGCACATGGTGCTTGTGGCACAATGTAGCAGTATAATCGTACAGTTCGGCTCTATACTTCTCTATAAAGTCATCTCTTATTGCCAGGATGTATTCTGGGTTAAGGTTATTGTCCTTCAACCACTTATGCACTAGTGGTGCAAGGGTGTAGAAATGGTGAAAGTCTAGCGGCTCTGTCACGTCACAAATCTCACAAGCCGAACCCTTTTCGTAGTCGTTCTTTGCCTTATCCCGTATATATTTTACTACATCTCGTTTTAATCTAGTCATCGGGTTCTTAAGATTTCTATTTTCAGTAAAAGAATTATATCTAGTTTGAGGTACTATGTCAAACACTATTTTTGAGTAGGTATCCTAAAAACTTGTTGCCGAAGTCTCGAATGAGTATAATGCATACCTTAACGCGTCCGCCATGTGCGATGCGTAATTGTGCTTCGGCTTCTCTCTTGCTAGGTTAGGGTTGGCGTCCCACTGGTATTGGTCTAACGCAGACAACGTATGATTACAGCCTTGCTCAACAAACAATTTATTATTATCTACTATTGCAGCAACGTGACCAATACCATCAAGTACGGACTTCTTGGCGTTCATAGTGGAGATGTCGTAGTTTTGTGCAAAGTCAAATCGAGTCTGCTGTGCTGCTGAATCGATGTAAATATAGTCTATATCCCATTTCGTTATCAAAGCCTGAATCTCTTTGGCGTGCTTTTCTGTTGTCTGCTCTGCGTCCAGGTACTCGTCGAGTAAGTAGTACTTCTCAGTATCCCAGTCATAGGCAATTACACAGAAGGCGGTAGGGTCTCTATAGCCTACGTCCAACCCCGCGAAGACGTCCATGTCTGTAGTGTCAAACTCACTACCATTTAGAATGCACTCTTCGTGGTCGAACGTCCATATCTGACCTTCGTAGGTATTGAAGTCAGCTTCGTACTCTTGCTTAAACTCTGCTTCGGACATAGATTTTCTAGCTTCCGCAATATCGCTTTCAGACATGCGAGGGTTATCTCTATAAGTAGCTCGAATAGACGCCCACTCAGGGAACTCTTCTGAGAAGCCCCTCCAAAAGAATTCAGAGAACCAGTTGCTTTTTCCACGAGGAGTTGATATAAAGATTGCTTTCGAATTTGGTTTATCCAATGTAGGACGTAGGGCTACGTTAAATGCATCCTTTCCATCCGCTAGGGCCGCCTCATCAAAGATGATTAGGTCGTAAGAGCGGCCAACGCAAGAATCAACTTGGTTGACTGAACCCATACGAATTGTCGAACCGTTAGATATTTCAATTACTTTATCCTTCGCGTTATCTTTCGTAACTTCTAAATCAAAATGCTTTATGAGAGTTCTTTGCAGGTCAAAAGAAATCTGAGACAAGGCGTAGTTCGGTGACATTATCAGTATGTTTGAATTGGGAACCAGAGAGACAAGTTGTCCAATTATATTTGCGATGTAGGTTTTACCCTGCC